CCCAATGTTGAATGAAGCTGTTACGCAGTTCCAAAGTCAAGCATATAAGGAACTTCTTCCAGCGAAAGGTCCAGTACGCACACAAGTTATGGGTAAGACAACACCAGATTTAGAAAAACAAGCAGAACGTGTGCAAGATTATATGAATTATACAATTATGCACACTATGAAAGAGTATGAAACTGAGTTTGACCAGATGTTATACTACTTAGGACTAGGTGGTAGTGCGTTTAAAAAAGTTTATGTTGACCCACAACTAGGCAGACAAGTAAGTAAGTTTATAGAAGCTAAAGATATGCTCGTACCGTTTAATGCAACTGACTTAGATTCTGCAGATAGGGTTACACAAATCATTACAATGACAGAAAATGAGTTAAGAAAGCTCCAAGTTAGTAAATTTTACCGTGATATTGAGATACAATCAGGTAGAGCGGACAGAGATGAAGCAGATGATGCCAAAGAATCAATTACTGGAGTGTATGCACAAGGAGATTATGAAGAAATACAGCTTTTTGAGTGCCATTGTTACTTAGATTTAGAAAAATTTCCTGATATTGGCGGAGATGGTGAGGAAACTGGTGTAAAATTACCATATGTTGTTACAGTTAGTGCAGAAAATGGCGAAGTTTTGTCCGTTTACCGTAATTATGACCAAAATGATACTTTCAAAAATAAAAAACAATACTTTGTTCACTATATGTTTACTCCTGGACTAGGCTTTTATGGTAATGGACTGATACATTTACTCGGTAATTTATCAAGAGCGGCGACAGCAAACCTTAGACAGCTAATAGACTCAGGTACTTTAGCAAATATGCCATCTGGTTTTAAAGCTAGGGGTTTAAGAATTAAAAATGATGATGAACCGTTACGTCCTGGAGAGTGGCGTGATGTAGATGTTGTAGGTGACCAACTTAAAAATTCATTTTTCAATCTCCCCTACCAAGAACCGAGTGGCACTTTATTTCAGCTACTCGGTTTTGTGGTTCAGGCGGCTCAAAAGTTTGTTGGTACAACAGATATGGGAACTGGCAATATAAATAATCAAGAAATGCCAGTTGGTACAACTATAGCTTTGTTAGAACGTGGTAGTAGAATTATAAGTGCTGTGCATAAGCGTTTATACAACAGCATGAAGCAAGAATTTAAACTTATTGCTGATTTGATATCACAAGAGGGTGGCAAATACCCTTATATGGAAGAAGGTGACAAAGCACAAGACTTTGATGAACGTATTGATATTGTGCCAATAGCTAATCCAAACATTTTTAGTATGGCTCAACGTATAAGTTTAGCTCAAGAACAATTAAAGTTGGCAACGAGTAAGCCTGAGATGCACAATTTGTATGAGGCATATAGGCGAGTGTATAATAGTTTAGGTGTTGATAATATAGAACAACTATTACCTCCACCACCACAACCACAACCTATGAATGCAATAATAGAAAATGGCAAAGTTATGTCAGCCTTAGGTGGTCAAATGCAATTAAAAGCCTTCCCTGAACAAGATCATGATGCACACATATCTACACATTTAAGTTATATGTCTAGTCAAACAGTGCGTATGAATCCAGCAGTAATTAATATTTTGCAACAACACATCTTTGAGCATATTGGGTTAAAAGCAAATATCCAGTTACAGTTAGAAGCACAGCAAACCCAGATGGATCCTCAAACAGCACAAATGAGGCTATCACAAATTGAAGCAGATCTTTCAAAACAATATTTTGAAATGGAAGCACAAGTACTAGGTGGACAGCGAAGTGACCCATTAGTTGACTTGAAAGCAAAAGAATTACAAATTAAAGAACAAGAAGCTATGAATCAAGCAATGAATGATGCTCAGCAACTTGAACTTAATAAACAAAAGTTACAAGCAAATACATTAATACAGAAAGACAGAATCAATACTACAGAAGATATAGCCAATATGCGAGCACAAAACGCTAGGTTTATAGCTGGACAAAGGAATAAATAATGTACGATTATTCTACAGATATGGGTTTAGAAACAAATGTATCTGATCAGCAATCTGTACAGTCTGGCTTAGATCCAAGTGGTGATACTAGTAACGTAATTGGTTTAATGGATTTAGAATATAATTTAAAGCCTGGATTTGTAACAAATTATATTAAAAGCCTTTTAAAAACAAATATGGTTCGTGATATTCAAAGAGATAGATCTGGACAAATAACTGGTGTTACTGCTGTTGACAACCCATATAGTCCACAAGGTATATTCGGTGGTCTTGTTGGTAACAACCCTAGTACGGGGATTATGGGTTTAGTAGGTCAAGCACTTGGTCCTCCTGGATTTAGTGCTATTCCTGGATTGATTGGTGGAATTACTGGTCAAGAAGTTACAAGCTATACTGGTTATAATCCTGACGGTGATAAAGAAACAGATGGTTCAAATTTTTCATCAGGTGGTGACAGTATTGATCCAAATGAGAATGACGAGGGCATCAAAAATATAATTTATAAACCAAGAACTAGTGATGTGTTGAGAGCGTATCTTGAAAATATGGATAACTATTTTGAATTAACCCCTGGAAAATATTTAAGGAGAGTAATATGAGCGACGATAGACTAAAAGAATTGCAAGAGCAATTAAAAAATTTAGATGAAACAAACCCAAACTTTGATGATCTTAAAGAAATGCTAGAAGATGATATAAGAAGGTTGACTGATGGAGGTATGGCTAAAGGTGGTGTCGTGCCTACAGCTAAAATGACCAGACAAAAATTTAATATGGGTGGTTCTGTAAGAATGAGAGCTAGAGATAATCGTGCCGATATGGAAGCAGGAGGCATGGTAAGTCGTGGTGGTAGAATGTCTAATCAAGGCATAAAGTTTAGAGGAGTAAAGTGAGTCCAGCTTTTTTGCTTATGTGCTATTTAAGTGGAGCTCCAGCAGGAACATTACATTTTGAAAACGTTAATACATGTAAATATTTTAAAGAAAACTTAAATGAACAGTATATTGTTATTGGTGAAGATGAAAAAAGATACTCGTGCTTTTGTAAATTGGTTAAGGTAGATAAAAATAGAGTGAGGCTTTGGTAATGTTATCAGCACTTATTGGTCCAGTCACAGGATTACTAGATAAATTTATTCCAGACGCAGATAAAAAGGCACAGTTAGCTCATGACATAGCTACTATGTCAGAGAAACATGCTCAGGAATTAGCGTTAGCACAAATAAAAGTTAATCAAGAAGAAGCTAAAGGTAATTGGTTCCAAAGCTCATGGCGACCTTTGATTGGTTGGATATGTGGTTTATCGTTAGCTATTAATTATATGGTTAGTCCTATATTAGCAGGATTTGGTATTGTTATACCTCAAGCAGATATGTCAGTTATGATGCCTTTATTATTCGGTATGTTAGGCATCGCTGGAATGCGATCATTTGATAAAACTAAAAAAGTGGATACAAAAAAATGAGTTTATATAAAAACATACATGCTAAACGTAAAAGAATAAAAGCTGGAAGTGGTGAAAAAATGCGTAAACCAGGACAAAAGGGCAGACCCACTGCTAAACATTTTAAAGAAGCTAAAAAAACAAGGAGAACATAATGAAAAAGAAAATAAAAGGTGTGATTAAAGGTTTAAAAAAAGCTGTTAAAACACATCAAGGGCAAGCAAAGACATTAGCGAGTGTTATAAGAAATGGCAAAAAGAAAAAAAGATCCTAAAGTAGGCACTGGTAAAAAACCTAAAGGAAGTGGAAGGAGGTTATATACCGATGAAAATCCAAAAGATACTGTTAGCATTAAGTATGCGACTCCAGCAGATGCTAGAGCTACTGTGGCAAAAGTTAAAAGAATTAAGAAACCCTATGCCAGAAAAGTCCAGATACTCACCGTCGTTGAGCAAAGGGCAAAGTTTGCAGGAAAGCCCAAACAAGCCAGTATTGCGAAAAAGGGGAAGACCGCCCTTAAAAAACAAAAAGAGAAAAAAGTAAAAAAATAAATGGATCTTTACATTTATGATAGAATAGTTAATATTCTAAAAGACAGGCAACGAAGTCTAGAAGAACAACTGTTACACGGTAGTATTGAAAACTTTGAAGCCTACAAGGAAGTGAGAGCCAGACTCTCAGAACTTGCAACATTACAACAAGAGGTAACACTCTTGCTTAAAAAGGTGGAACATGAGTAAACTAATAGTCCCAAGAAGATTAGCTAAAAAATACCAACAAGTACAACAAGAAACCCCCGAAAAACAAACAAAACCAACAGAAACATCATTAGATAAAATGCCTGAGCCTACTGGTTGGCGTATTTTAATCTTGCCATATAAGGGTAAGGGTAAAACTGAAGGTGGCGTATTTATACCTGACCAAGCTGTAGAACGTGAAGCGTTAGCTACTGTTTGTGGTTATGTTTTAAAAATCGGTCCTCTTGCATTTAAAGATAAAGACAAATTTGGAGAAACATATAATCCATGGTGCAAAGAAAAAGACTGGGTAATATTCGGTCGTTATGCAGGAAGTAGATTTAAAATAGAAGGTGGTGAAGTTAGATTATTAAATGATGATGAAATATTAGCTACTATAAATAACCCTGAAGACATTTTGCATTCATAGGAGATACAAATGGCAGAAGCACAAAAACAAGAAGAGTTACCATTAGAGGTTGACAATGAAGAAGTTGAAGTTGACTTACAAGAAACCAAAGAAGAAGTTAAAGTTGAGCAAGCCGAAGATACCAAAGAAACTGAAACTGAAGAAGCGGAAGGGCTAGACGGTTACAGTAAAAAGGTAAGAAAACGTATTGAAGAAATGACTTATAAGTTGCGTGAGTCAGAACGCAGAGAAAAAGCGGCTCTAGATTATGCACAAGGTTTGCAAAAAGAAAATAAAGCTTTGCAAGATCGCTCAAAAACTATTGATGACTCTTACATAAAAGAATATGATGCTAGAGTGACAAGTGAAGAGGCAACTTTAAAAACAAAATTAGCAGAGGCTATATCTGCTGGAGATGTTGAATCACAAGTAAATATAAATAAAGACTTAGCAAGGTTAGCAGTTGAAGCTGAAAGATTAAGCACTGCTAAACTTGATAGAGAAACACAACTAAAAGAAGCTGAAGCAAAAGCAAAAGAACCTCAGCAACAAGCACCAAAACAAGTAAACCCTAAAGCTCAAGCATGGGCTCAAAGAAATACTTGGTTTGGTTCAGATGAGCCTATGACATTAACTGCTTTTAGTGTTCATAATGAGTTAGTTAGGGCAAATGGTGAACAGTATGCTTTGACAGATGAGTATTATACTACAATTGATCAAAGAATACGTGAAGCCTTTCCGCATAAATTTAATGAAGAAAAACCTCAAACCACTACTGTTAACACTCCAGTAGCTCCTGCTACAAGGTCTTCTGGGGTAAAAAACCCTAAAAAAGTGACTTTATCTAAATCAGAGGTTGCAATCGCCAAGAAACTTGGTGTATCATTAGAACAATACGCTAAACAAAAACAAAATTTAGCAACAACGTGAAGGAGACAATATGTCAGACCGTAATCCACGCACTGAGGTAACTAGGGGTAAATCAGCTCGTAGAACACCTTGGAAACCACCATCTACTTTAGATGCACCCCCAGCTCCAGAAGGATTTGTGCATCGTTGGATCCGTACATCTGTTATGGGTTTTGATGATGTAAAAAACCTTTCTGCCAGAATCCGTGAGGGATTTGACTTAGTTAGAGCTGATGAGTACCCAGATTTTGAGGCACCAACAATCCAGGATGGAAAACACGCTGGAATTATTGGTGTGGGTGGTCTGGTGCTTGCAAGATTTCCTCTTGAAACAAGAAATGAACGACAACAATATTTTCAACAAAAAACGTCCGATCAAATGGATGCTGTCGACAATGACATGATGAGAGAGCAACACCCAAGTATGCCGATCCTTAAACCAGAACGGCAAAGTCGTGTAACCTTTGGAGCGAAGGCAACTAGTTCCAAATAACTTTAACTTATGAGAATAGGAGACAAAAATGGCTACAAATATTGATGCCCCTTTTGGTTTACGTCCTCATAACTTATTAGGTTCTGCACCAAACTCAATGGGGCTGACAAAGTACAAAGTACAGACAGCGGCGACTGCGGGATCATCTAGCCAGATTTTTCAAGGCGATATGGTCATTCCATTAGGAAATGGATTAGTCGACGTTTCAGCGGCAGACGGTGGTGATGTAGCAATCTTAGGCGTTATGAACGGATGTGAATATATTGATCTAGACGGGAAACCTCGTTTTGACAATCATTACCCTGGAACAGCTTCTATTAAATCAGGCACAGAGGCGACAGTTCATATATATGACAATCCTCATCAAGTGTTTGAAATACAAGGAGATGCGTCCTTAACAAATGCGGCGACTGCACAAGCATTAGTACACTCAAATGCCGAGGGTACTGGCTTTGGATCAGAAAACGGATCAACTGGTAAATCTATTGGTGAATTATCCGTATCTACTGCAGGAGCAACTACAGCAGGTGATAACTTTAGAATTATTGGAATCAAAGATGATTTTAATGATATTGATGTTACTTCGGCTGGAGTTATCTTTTTAGTGAAACTGAATGTACATTTTCACTTAACTGCTACTGGCTTATAGGAGGGTATAATGGCTATTGCAAGATCACAACTCCTTAAAGAATTAGAGCCAGGATTGAATGCTCTATTCGGTTTGGAGTACGACAGGTATGAAAACGAACATGCCGAAATTTTTGACACAGAAACTTCTGACAGAGCTTTTGAAGAAGAGGTTATGTTAGTAGGGTTTGGTACTGCACCAGAAAAAGCAGAGGGAGCGGCTGTTTCCTTTGATACTGCGAATGAATCATTCACTGCTAGATATACTCATGAAACAATAGCTTTGGCTTTTGCAATTACTGAAGAGGCTATAGAAGATAATCTTTATGATAGACTTTCCAGTAGATACACAAGAGCGTTAGCAAGATCTATGTCTAACACAAAACAAGTTAAAGCGGCGAGTATTTTAAACAACGCTTTTGATAGTAATTTTACCTTTGGTGATGGTAAGGAGCTTTGTGCTACAGATCATCCAACTTCAGGTGGTGGTACTTTCAGAAACGAGTTATCAACTGCGGCTGACTTGAATGAAACATCATTAGAGCAATCTCTAATTGATATCTCCGGATTTACAGATGAAAGGGGTATGAGAATAGCTTTGATGGGTCGTAAATTAATTATTCCAGTAAACTTACAGTTTGTAGCTGAAAGATTAATGGCGAGTAACTTACGTCCAGGAACTGCTGACAATGATGTCAATGCACATAGAAATATGGGTATGTTACCTGATGGTTATGTGGTTAACCACTTCCTAACAGATACAGACGCATTTTTCATTAAAACAGACTCACCAAATGGTTTTAAACATTTTGAAAGAGCTGGTATTGCAACATCAATGGAAGGCGATTTTGATACTGGTAATGTTAGATATAAAGCAAGAGAAAGATACAGCTTTGGTGTATCAGACCCTCGTTGTGTATTTGGCTCTCCAGGAGCTTAATTCAAGGATCCCCTTGGAGACTAAGGAGCGACTTTACAGTCGCTCTTTTTTTATGTTATAGTTTTAATACCTTGACGGGAATATACCCGACAAAGCCAAGACAAGGAGATTAATATGGCTAATACAACTTTTACAGGTCCCTTAAGATCTGAAACTACAATGAAAACAATCAGTAAGAATGCTTCAACTGGAACAATTACAGAAGTTATTACTTTAGGTGACGGTCCAGTAAGTTTATCTGATGGTGACGTTACACTTACAAATGCTACTCATAGTGGTAGAATTTTACTTGTTCCAGATGGAAGTCAAGACAATACATACACACTTCCAGCACCAATAGCTGGATCAATATTTAGATTTGTTTATGCTGGTGGAGCCGCTGATGGAACAGATGCCATTATAGTAACTCCAGGAAATACAAATTTTTATATTGGTGGTGTTACATTTTTAGATTCTGACAATGAAGTAAGTTCTGTTTTTTCTGATGGAAACTCAAACAGTAGTATACAATTAAACGTTCCTGCTGGATTTGATATTACTATAATCGGTTTGAACACAACTAATTACCAAATATTTGGTAATGTAACATCAGCGACCGCTCCAGCTTTTGCTGATCAATAATAGGAGGATTATATGGCAGATGCAGTAACCTCACAAACTATCATAGATGG